TGTTGGCCAGGTGTTTATCTACCGTGGTGTGCAGGTCAATACCGGTGAAATCACCATTCAAACTACGGGCAAAATCACGGGTAACTTTGGTTTGGTTGGTAGCTCATTCACCCGTCAGCAAGTCAATCCAGTAACCAATCCGGTACCGGCTTCAAGCCGTCCAGTGGTCAGCATGCCAAATGTTGAGAAGTTGCTTATTAATGGACAGTCGATTCAGGGCAAAGCTTGTCTGCAGTCACTCACTATTAACTTTAATAACAACCTGGAGGCGATCCGCTGTATTGGATCTGGCAAATTCACGCCAGAGTTTTACTTAGAGAAGATGATGGATATCGGTGTAAACGGTAATTTCATGTTCTCGGCAACATCAGCTGCCTGGATCGATGCAATCAAAACCCGTGATGTGTTTACTCTGGGATTCGATATCACGGACAACAAAGGCAGCAAATACTCACTGAACTTCCCGCAACTGGAAGTCATGGAAGCAAATCATCCTGACGGTGGTGGTGATGACATCATCACGGTAGACATCAACTTTGCCCAGGTCCGTACCAGCCCAACCATTGTGCGTGCGCTGGTGTAATTCAAAACTTTTAATCACAAGCCTATGCAATGCCATGGGCTTTTTTATTGCTTAAATTTTAGAGGTCGTTATGGCGTTAAAAGTCGGTATTGTACAAAGCTCAGAGGTATCTAAATGGTGCCAGTTTAAGAACGATAAAGGTGAGGTCCAGGCCGAATTCAAGATCCGTGGAATTGCCTATAAACCTTTTCAGGTGGCGATCGAACGGGCCGGTAATCAGATTACATCCAAAGGCTATGACGTGATGGCCACAGATCCTGCTGACAAGCTTTATCATGAGCTGTTGATGGATGCCTGTGCAGCGCATCTGGTTGAGGACTGGAAGGGCGTATTCTTCGCTGAGGTGGTGAACGGTAAAACGGTTGAGACTGATATGCCTTATACAGCCGAGAATGCATCCAAGTTATTCAATCTTGGTGACATCGGTGTGGCCATCTGGTTGTTCGTTAAAACTGAAGCTCAGAAGATTCAGGAGAATGCTGACAAAGATAAGGCAGTTATCATGGGAAAGTCATTGAGCTCTACAAGTACCAGAAAACGTACGCATCGAAATCGCCGCACGAAATCGAACAAATCAAGTTCTTAGGTGGACATATTCCTGAGCCACCAGAATCATCCTATGCAGCTGAATCAATTCTCTTAGCCTTCAGCACAATTTGTAGGTCCAGACGCTATGAGCACGGTATGCCGTTATCAATAGACCAGCAGGCCATTAACGTTTATGCCGAGCACAACGATCTGCCTGTTGGTCCACATATCTTTAACGACTGCATCTTTGCTTTGGATGATCTGTTTCTGGAAGAAGCCTATAAAAAGGTGAAGATGAAAAGTGACGATGGTCGGACTAAATGATGCTTTTATCGTGAATTAAATCACTATTTTCTTAAAAATATGTGATAATTCACGTAAGTTTTCAAGCGGTTGAAAAATATGGATATTGTTAAATTCTTAAAAAGTTTTAATACAGTTGGGTTCTATCTCACTCTAGCCTGCATTTTGCTGGGGGCTCTTATTTTGTATTTCTATTTTATCAATCCTCATTAGATTACATGCCACCTTCGGGTGGTTTTTTAATGACTTAAATTTAACCATTTGGTAAAATATGCTCATAAATTAAAAAATGGAATAATTATGAAATATTTAATATCAGGGGATACCTCTTTTTTTCTGTCAATTGGTACATTTTTTGATAACAAAAACTCCATAAGAAATTCAACTGAAGCTTTTTTCTTGGATATCACATAGGAAAATAGGCTATCAAAATTGAGGGGATATAGGCCTTGTTATTGTTTACAACAATGATGGGTTTATTTGTACAATTTCTGAATACAAATATAAGTACAAAAGACTGTATCCACAGTCCTTATTTGCCGTATTAAGAATTTGAAAAAAGTTAGCAGCAAGTGAGATAAAAAATGAAAAAATCAATAATTGGCTTTTTTGTTCTAATCATAATAATAGTAGGTTTTATTTTGAAATCTAAAATTGATAGAGATGATCGAGTGGAAGCTCAAGCTAATCGAATTGAAGAATATATAAAAAAAATGGTTCAATTGGAGCCTGTTAAAAAAGCTAAATTTGAGGGAGATGGAAAAGATAAAATTAATACAGAGCAAGTGAGTTTATCTGATGAAAAATATAGAGAGAATTCGAACATTTCTTTGGCTGAGGCTGCAGTAAAAATACAGCTTTTCGATCCTGAATCTGCTAAATTCCGAAATCAAAAGGACAATTGTGGGGAGGTAAATTTTAAAAATAAGTTTGGTGGGTATGTAGGGTATAGCCGCTATGTATTTTTAACAAATGACAATATGGTTGCTATTGAGAATAATAAAACTGATTCCATATGGTCCGCTAGCGCTATGAATGATTTATGGTCAAAACATTGTAATTAGATTACATAGAATCCAAGCTATCTACAGGTGATGGGATGTTTTTGCTTCATTCTGAGAAAATTTAAGACATATGTAGCTACATTCCTATCATCATTGAAACAATTGAATTACAACGAAATTAACAAAAGTTACAGTTGATTTGTTATAAAAATTAGAAATAAAAAGGATTGATAATCATGCTAATCAAAATTGATTCCGAAAACTATATTAACCCGGCACATATCGTTGCTGTCTCTACCTTTACCTCACCGGATGGAATGGTAAAAATTACGATTGATACTGTGCCTTCTGCAAGTGGCCATGGTTCTTATCAGGTCATCACAATTAATGAAGACGAGGCTGCTCGTTTTATAAAGCAATTATCAGACAATTAAGAAATTCAGTTCAATATTATTTAAGATAAATGAATCCGCCTTTCGCGGTTTTTTTAATGACTACATGAAAACTGTTTGATAAATTATCTTTTTATTTAAAAGGGGGATTTTATGAAACATGTTATTTTAAGCATATTATTAGTTTTTGGAATGGTTAATTTAGCTGAAGCTGGTAAAGGCAGACAGCCTTGCTCTGGTAAAAAGGGTGGAATTAGTCACTGTGATGGAAAGAAGTTTGTATGCAATGACGGATCAATCAGTGCTTCTAAAAAGGTATGTTCAAGGTAGGTGTTTGAATGGGACTGAATTTTAGGAAAAGTTTAAAGCTAGCGCCCGGGATCAAAGTAAATATTACCAAAAAAGGTGTAAGTAGCCTATCTATAGGAAAAAATGGTGCCAAAGTAAATATTGGCAAAAAGGGGGTAAAGACTACAGCCGGGTTGCCTGGAACTGGAATTTCATACTCTAAGTTTTCTAGCTATAAAAAAGAATCAGCAAGAAAAGAGCCGGATTTTAATAATCCAGATAACTTATTGGGTTATCCAAAATCTGAATGGATAATTGCTGGAGTTATTGGATTCTTTGCGCTTGTTTTCTTTATTTGGATCATTAGCTGAGAACAGAGAACCCACTTAATGTGGGTTTTTTAATGATTTCATTTTAATTATTTGTTAAATTGTGCGGGATTTTAAAGAGGGTGTTGATTATGAAAAAACTTATATTAATTGGTTCTTTTTTAGTTTTAACAGGCTGTGCGACAACGCCACAAAAACCAGCAGAACCAGTAAAATTTGAAAAAATATATCAAATTGAGGGATTAAATCAGGCTCAAGTTTATGATGGGGCTCGTCAATGGTTCGCTACAGCCTTTCGTTCAGCTAACGCCGTTATTCAGTACGAAGATAAGACTACTGGATCAATCATTGGAAAAGGGAATATGGCATACCGTTGCAGTGGCTTTGCTGATTGTATGACTGTTACGGCAGGTGACCGTGTTGATTTTACTGTTCGTGTAGATACAAAAGATGGTCGGATGCGGGTTGGTTATGACAACCTTACTCATTATAAACCAGCACAGATGATTAATGGGGTTCGTTATAGTGAAACAAATAGACCTATAACAGAAGGTTACCCATCCGCTAAAATAATTGTGGATGAGTTAAATAAATCTTCTGATGCAATGGCAGAAAAAATTAAGACACAACAGAAGGTAAATGCAGATTGGTAATATTAAAATGTTTTTAGATATTCAACTTACTAAGTAAATTTAATTAAACCCGCGAAAGTGGGTTTTTTTATATCCAACATATGACCGCCTTTAGGCGGTTTTTTATTGCCCAAAGGAAAGTAACCATGACGCAAGAATCCCGCTTAGTCATCGTAATTGACTCCCAAAATGCTGAACGCAATGCCAAAGCCCTGGCTGATGAAATGTCTAGAATTACTGAGCATGGCGATTCAGCATCACAATCAACAAAGGACATGGGCAAACAGTTTTCTGTGACCAACAACATTGTCCAGAACTTTAATACCACGGTAAACAATGCCAACTCATCCGTACAGAAAACGGTTGAAGTCACAAAGCAGGCAACTCAGCAGAACCAAAAATTTTCACAGGAAATTAAAAATACATCGCAGGAACTGGATAAACAGGAAAAATCGATTCATTCCTATGGGGCATCGATTAAAGCCTTGGCCGGTTTTATGGTAGGTCTGGTTACTGTAAATGAAGCAATTGCCAGAGCTGATGGTGCAACTCAGATGGCCGCACGTATTCGTAACGCAACTGATAGTGCTGCTGAGTTTGATCTTGTTCAGGAGCGTCTATATGCGTCTACAAAAAGCACTTACCGTGCCTTAGGTGAAGCGCAGGAGGTCTATTTAGGCTTGGCTGGTGGGATGAAAGCCTTAGGTTACGCCACCAATGATACCCTAGACGTTTCTGACTCACTTTCCTTTTCATTTACGGCAAATGCAGCACGTGCTGATCAGGCGCAATCAGCAATTGATGCTTTTTCTAAATCTATGGCTAAAGGCAAAATTGATGCTGATGCATGGATCTCGATTGTTACCGCTGCCGATAACATTATTGCAGATATGGCCAAAACCACAGGCAAGACAGAGGTACAAATTCGTAAGTTGGGTGCAACCGGTAAAATCACTTTAGAAGACCTGATCAAGACATTAAAAGCTACCAGAGACTCAAATCAGGAATTAGCGGATGCAATGGAGAATAGTCTGGCGGATGGTTTAACTACATTATCTAACGCTGTCACCAAGTTACTTGGTGAAATCAATATGAGTACGGGTGCAACCAATACTGCAGCAGCAGGCTTGGGATTATTAGCCGATAATATTGATATTGTGATGAATGCAGCAGCGGCAGGTGGTCTTGCTTATTTAACCAAGACCATTATTGCTAAAACTGTTGCCACCGATACCGGGATTATCTCAACCATCCGCAGTCGTCAGGCATCTGTTGCAAATGCTCAGGCTGAGGTTGCAGAAGCAACAGCAACACTTAATGCGGCTAAAGCACATCTTGCGAATGTCCAAGCGACCAATGCTGAAGCACAGGCTAAATACGGCGCTACGGCAGCGGCAGTACGTTATGCCCAGGCTCAAGCAGCGGTCACGGCCGCTACGAATGCACAAACTGCAGCGCAAGGGCGTCTTGCAGCTGCATCCATTAATGTCGGAAGATTAGCTAGTGGGGCATTTGCCTTAATTGGTGGACCAATAGGTGCAATTACTTTAGGCGTAGCCGGTTTGACTGCAGCTTACTCGTATTTCAATGGTAAGGCAGAGGAGGCAACGGCAAAGTTAAAAGAGCAAGCGGAGGCTGCAAAGTTAACTAAAGAAGAAATCAAGGCGCTGAGTGAGGAGCAACGTAAAGAGAAGCTTGCTGATCTGGCTGCAACACTGAATGATCAAAACAAGAAGTTGAAGCAACAAGAGCAGGCGGTCGCATCAGCATTAATTGCCATTCAAAACTATGCACTGGGTAATGTGAAAGTTACCGATATTTCAAATAAGGCCCGCCTTGGTACCATTTCATATACTGAAGCGATAGAGCAACTTAAAGATCAGAAAATCCCTTCAGATCTCAGGGATGCCTTGCTCAAACAAGTAAGCGCCTATGATGTGGCCGCTGAAACTGCCAACAAGACCAAAAAAACATACAGTTTATTTGGGATAGAGGTAACACTTGCAGGTAATAAAGCTGAAAATGCGATTGTCGGACTTGATAAAAATACCAAGTCATTAACTGAAAATGAAAAAGCTGCTTTGGCTGCAAAAGATGCTCAAAAGAAATATGCCGATTCATTATTTGATCGTGATTTTGATGCCCAACTATCACAGAGATTACTTGCCAAGAACTACACTCCAGCTCAAGTAAAGGCATTGTTAGATTTGGCTAACTGGGCTCGAAAAAATGGTGTGCAGATTACCACTGAGATGTATCAGGCAGCGTTAAGGGTTCAAGCCATTGAGGAGAAAAATAACCAGGTTATAGAGGCCAAAAATAAAGCATTAAAGGAAACGACAGATGAGTTGTCTAAACAACAGAAAATTCTCTCTGTAAATGCCAGAGTTCAGGCCAACGCAGCAAAGTTTGGATTTTCCAATATTGAGTCTAAATACAGACTGCCTGCAGGAACACTATCTGCAATTCATATGATTGAATCCAGAGGGAATGCCAAAGCCTATAACAAAGATACCGGCGCAACCGGAGGTTTCCAGTTCTTATCCGGTACAGCCAAGCAATACGGCGTCAAAGATCGAACCGATCTGGCTCAGTCTGCTGAGGGTGCGGGTAAGTATATGTCTTACCTTCTCAAACTGTTTAAGGGTGATCTGGAGAAGGCTGTACGTGCTTATCACGCTGGTGAAGGCAACGTTCAAAAAGGTAAAGGTATTGGTAAATACAACAATCAATACTGGAAAGACTTTCAGGGCTATATGGCAGGCATCAATGGATATTCTGCTGGTGATATTTCATCAAAAGATTTTTCAAAGATGCTTCAAGATGACGCCAAAATGGCGGAAGAGCAGGCACGTTTACGGATTCAACTGGAGAATGAAGTTGCAGATCAACAAACTAAGATCCGCAATGATCTGGCTCAAAAATTAGAGGAGGTTGATAAAGCCAACTTTAGTCCTGAAAGTAAAGCGGAGATTGTTGCCGAACTTAAAGCTCGTGCAGACAATGATGTTGCGATCGCTCAACAGGCTTTACGTACCAAACTGGATGACTATAAGGAGTTCCAAAAAACTGAAGCTGAGTTGCTTGAAGAAAGTTTTGCCCGTAAAAAGTTTAATGCCGCTCATGACATTGAGTTAAGCAAGGCTGAACAGAAACAGGCTGTTGAGTTACTGGAGCAGCAATATCAGCAAGAGCTAGGGTTGATGAAACTGGCACAAGAACAGCGTCTATTCCAGGCGAAGCTATCCTTATTATCTGAAACAGAAGCCATGCAGGAACGGTATCGATTAGAACGGGAGGAAATTCTAAAAAATACCAAGCTGAGTATTGAAGAGCGCCAAAAACTGATTACGTTCTCCAAAGCCAATCAGGAAAAGGAGATGCGTGACAAGATTACCGGTGCTGTTCAGAACTGGGGCAGCATTCAGGCCGACATGAATGGCTATGGAGATTTCTATAGACAGGATCAAGACCGGTTTAGCCGTCTTGGTGCAGCTCAGGATCTGTTTGATAGCAAGTCAGCAGCGGTGGACTATAGCGAGCAGAGCGGTATTGAGGAAATCAATTCCAAACTCCAAGCCGGTCTTATATCACAGCAAGATTTTGAGGATCAGAAAACAGCGATCATGCAAGCCGCACTTGAGCAACGCAATCTTATCTATGATGAATATTCTCAGAATGCTCAGGCGATTGAAGACAAGTACCAACAAGATAGATTGAACACCCAGATTGCATTTGGTGGACAAATGATGGGTTCACTCACATCAATGTTCGGTTCTATGTTCGGTGAACAATCAAAAGCCTACAAAGTCATGTTTGCTGCAGATAAAGCATATGCGATTGCAGCAGCGGGTATCGCGATTCAGCAAAACATTGCACAGGCTGCCAAGGTGGGTTTCCCTCAGAATTTACCATTAATTGCAGGTGCAATTGCTCAAGGTGCCAACATTATTAGCAATATCCGCGCAATCAAGGATCAAGGCTTTGCCGAGGGTGGTTATACGGGTAAAGGCGGTAAATACGAGGTTGCCGGATCTGTTCATAAAGGCGAGATCGTATGGTCACAGGATGATATTAAACGCTGGGGTGGTGTCAATTTAGTTGAGAGTATGCGTAAGAGTGCGAACCCTGAAGCATTCCTCAAAAACAACTCGGCTGAAAATATTATGCGCCGTGCACTGATGAGCTCAAATGCCTTTATGGAAAGTCAGAAGAAATCAAACATCTTCAATCAAGCCGGAGATGGTCAGATTATCTATAAGGCGAGTCAGACTGCAGAGACTCCAAAAGTCTCTACCGGTTCTGATCTGTATCATGATGGCAAAGTGTATTTCTCACCGAATGGCTTGGTTCAGGATCGCTCAAATCTTGAGGATGTCCAAGATTTCACTCTGGGCAGATCTGCACGGCCACAGGCTGAGGCGATAGCTTCAGTTCAACCAACTGCACCTACGATTAACTTTAAGATTGAAGTGGTGAACCAGGTGAAAGGTGTAGCGGTCGAAGCAGAGCAACTGGATGAAAATACTGTTCGATTGATTGTAAAAGATGAATTGGATAGGACGCTTCCACGCGCGGTACCGAAGATTGTAAGTGAACAACTTGATGATCCTAACTTACCTATCAGTCGAGCTTTGTCGAAGAATACGACTGCACGGCGTAACCGTTAATTATGTGGCCACCTTTCGGGGTGGCTTTTTTATTGCGGGAAAAATCGCAGGATGAAACAGATTCTGAAGCAATTTAGAATCATCACAAAAGCAAAAACCCCAGTGGTGGTGCACTGAGGTTTTTAATACATCTCAATCGAGCAAAGATAAGGAGAAGTATTTCTATGAATAAGCATACAACAAATTCACAGTTAAAGGTAGAAGGTAAAATGAGCAAAAAAGGTGCTGATCGAGCGGGCCATATCCAAGCATTAACCAATATGCTTTTAGTATTTGGTTTTATTACTGTTTCAATTATTCTCGCCTTGAAATAATTGCTATTATTTATTCGTACCGCCGTCAGGCGGTTTTTTTATGCCTGAAGGAAAGTTATGTATAAGTTAAAACTTAATCCTCAAACGAGTGGCTATGGTGTGACACCAGGTGATGATGTGAAACGCCAGCAGTTTGATGGTGGACGTGGCCGTTATTACATCGATGTAAAACGTAACAGCCACATTGTCGATGTGAACTGGAGCTTAAGCAAAGCCGACTTCAATAAGATGATGGCTTTCTGGCGGGTTTATCAAAGTCAGCCTGCATCATTCTATGTCGATCTGGTGATCGATCAGGGCACACGTCAGCAATACCTGTGCAACTTCATGCCAGGTACTTTCAAAACCAGTGAGGTCAACGGCAATCTGTACCGGGTCAATGCCCAGCTGGAGGTTGTACAGAATCAGAAAAACCTGGCTGCTGATCAGGCCTTAATTAAAGATTGGGTGGTGTGATGGATCAGGAATATGCAAAGTTCTTTCTCAATCGTACGGTCGATATTTATCAGCTGGAGTGTATTGAGCTGACACATCCGTCATTCATCAATACCTATCGGGTAGTCCGTAACGATGATCAGGGTGTTTATGTCCGGCACAAGGAGAATGACAGCCAGCTGTTCTATGAATATCTGCCTGCCGAGATCCAGCGCTCAGGCATGCTCGGCGATCTCGACCAGTCCTTAACGATTTCAATATCAGGCTTGGGTGATGTGCTGCCGGATGAGTTTGAGCGGGTGATGGAAGGGCAATATCCAGATATTAAGCCAACGGTAAATTACCGGCTGTATAGCTCGGATAATCTCAATACACCGATGTACTTCTTGCTTGGCCTGCAACTCTCTGGCGTAGCGATGGACCACAAGGCAGTAACATTTAAAGCTGAGTCACCGCGACTGAATACCGCCAAGACTGGCGACATCTTCTCACTGGACCGCTTCACCGGTTTGAAGGGGGCGTTATGAAAGGTCATGATCATTTACTTGATCGGCAATACGATCAGGAACGTTATAACTGTGTCCACTTCGCCCACGAAGCTGCAATGGATCTGTATGGCATTGACCGTGGGGAAGCACTGGAACTGTTTATGCAGCCTAAGGGTGAAATCACTTTTTTACCTTCACGTTTGAAATTGCTTAATCCGCTGCCCATGCCCAAGGAAGGCTGCATTGTCGCCTTCCACCCCAGACTCAGAAACAAGCCCCCGCATGTGGGGCTTTTTCGTGGGGGTAAGGTTTTGCACCTGATGGAAAGTGGCGTCTCTTATTTATCTGAACAAGTCGTAATGGCAATGGGATTTAATCGGGTCAGTTACTATGATTAAGATTATTTATAAACAAGATCCTTTATCTGAAAAGAAAGTGATTGAGCATGCGTCCACAATTGGCCAATGGCTCACATCAAAGTATGAACATATGCCAGAGCACCTGCGTATCTTCCACAATCCGAGTGATATGGAACATGCTGAAATTTCGATGGCCAACGAAGTTACACCAAAAAATGCCCATGACTTGAAGCAACTCGACTTTCTGCCTGGCACTTTCATTGTGATTGAGAATCCAAAAGGGATTCCCGCCTTGGTTGCTGCAGTTGTATCGT